CTGCGTGAGACGGGTGCGCTTGTGGCATAGGAGGGGGAGGTCCGAACCGAGCGGAAGGGATGGGCCCGATAGAAGATGCCAAAGAGGGCCGAGATCTCGTTCCACGCATACGGCTCATCCCATATGCAGCACCGCCACTCAGGGCGAGCATACCAGCCACAGTGCCTGCAGCAATCAGCCCCTTCTTCAGAGGAGAAGCGCGCCCGATGTACTGATCGATGCGGTGATACATCCCACCGCGCTTGATCATTCCACCAGGACCAAGCCCCCTCTTCTTAGGGCTTTCGCTCTTGACCCAATAAGTGCGACGGACAGCCTTCTTCTTGCCTTTGATAGTTTTGACAACCTTCTTGAGTCCCGCTCGTGCCATCACCGCCTCCTTTTCAAGACAAGCCGCGCAGCCAAAAGCCGCCGACCTTGCGAAACATCTTACCACCAGCGACGCGCTGCTCCGCGTAGTTGGCAAACCTACTAGCGATTGGCCTGGTTGCCAGAGCCATGCCCAGGCTACCAATGAAGCCACCAACCCTGGCACCAATAGGGATAGCCATCGGTGTTAGAAATGGGGACAGTGCTGTTCCTGCTGCTGCCCCCAGATAGCTGCCGGCTTTTCGTCCTGCATACTGCGATACCTGTGTAACAGCCAAACCAGATGCAAACCCAGCAGCATCTGCCATGCGCGCACGCAAGGGTGAAATCTTCCTGATGGCGTTCTTGGTTCGTACCCAGTATTTACGCCGCAACGGCTGATGCGCAGCAGCACGTACTGTTTTGACTACAGCAATCAACCCTTTGCGTGCGCGCATGTTTACAGATCCAGGTTGCTCAATGAACGAGAACGAAAGCGCTGACTGATCGGGCGCTTGTTACCCTGCTCGCCTACTGTGCCACCCAAGCGGCGATGCCACTGCCCATCAGTGTGGCCCCCATCGTTGCCGCCGCGTTCAGTATGGGTCAACAGGCGCTGAATGTGCCCCCCAGGTGGAGGTCCAGATGATACCCCGCGCCGTGCCAAGCGATCGGCATCTCGCTGCTCGTAAGAACGAAAGCGATCTCCTGCGATCCCAGAGCGCATGCCCTCCTTCACATCAGACAGCACACCGTGCAGCCCACGCGGCCTGGGTGCCGGAGAAGACACATGGAACTGCGGGTTGGGCGTGCCAAAGTGCTGTGCCATCGCCTGCTGGTGCCTGATGGCATGCGCCCGATCAGCTTCCCTGGCTTCACGGCTCAAACCCAGCGCATGAATGGGAGAAAGCCCGCGCAGGCTCGATCCGATAGCAGCGTCTGATTCTGCGCGGCTGCCAGTGCGCTTGATCTGGTGATGTGCTTCAGCCGCAAAGCCTCGCGCGCCCTTGTACGCAAGATAGGCCCCGCCAGCGAGAGCAGCTGCCCCGAGGAGCTTGCCTGCGTGTCGCCGCAAAAAGCCCTTCTTCTTGCCAGCATTCGGGTCAGATTTGACCCAGTACGTGCGCCGTACAGATCGCTTCTTCCCCTTGACGGTCTTTACGACCTTTTTCAGTCCGTTGCGGGCCATAAAAACACTCCTAGGGTTGAAGTATTACTGCCGCGAAGCCAAGCGCGGAGAATTGATCTTCGAGTGTGATGCCCGCGTGCGAGATCCTCGGGGAGCATTGATGCTCGAGTGCGATGCCGGGGTGCTCCCACCCATTGTCGTATGCGGAACCAGAGCGCGCAGCGGCTCGACCGACCGATTCCACGCGCGCTTGTTGCCGTAGTGCTCACCGATCGTACCCCCAAGTCGAGCCCACCCCTTGTCAGGACCAGCAGCGTTGCCGCCAACACTGCCACCAAAGCGCCGATAGCCAGATGCGGGACCGCTGGCGCTGGGGGCGTTGAAACCGGACCCCTGCAGCCCACTAGCACCCACAGGGCCGCTGGCGCCTACCACAGAGTAGCCCTTGTGGCCCGGTGTGGTGAAACCCATGCGGTTCATCACGTTGTAACCCTTGTCCCGCACACTGCGGATCTTATCCGCGTGGTGCCAGCCAATGTGACCGCCGAGGCGATACGCCCCATAGGCCGCACCTGCAAGAGCAGCCAGCCCCAGTGCCCCCTTCACCTTGTCACCGTGGCGCTGCATGAAAGAGGAGCCCGCCGCACGAACGCGCTTCACAGGAGCCTGAGCCTTCACCCAGTACGTGCGACGGACATTGCCCTTCTTGCCCTTGACCGTCTTGACCACCTTCTTGAGACCAGATCGAGCCATAACTCACCTCGCTGATTTATGTACCACGTCGGATATTCTGACCCAATACGGGGGTCAAAACTGCCCGGTCATTCGGCCGCAGGGGCGGAAAACGGATTTTCTTTCCCTGCTTTTCTGTCTGGATCCTATCATCCTTGGGGATAATAAACATCCCGCCTGGATCAGAAATAATCCCGTGCATGGCGAACGAGTCAGGGGCCACCTTGTTGTCGAGGGGCTTGCCCTGGTCGTTGATCCGCTCCGTCCAGCGCTGCCGCAGACCATGCCTGGGCCCGAGCTCGCGCATCATCGAGTAGCGAGCCTGGTTGTACCCGATCTGCGTCTCCGTGCGAGCGATGCGCTCAGCGCGATAGACTTCCCCCATCAGCGCGCCGTCTGCAGCAGCCAGGAGATCGAGGATGCGGACCTCCTTGCCACGTGACTTCCTCAGTCGCACTGCGCGCCCTACGGCAGCCTCTGTGGCCCGTTCCATGCGGGCAATGGCTCGAGCTCGTTGCGCTGCGTGCTGCTCTGTCGACGGGAGAGCGTAGCGCCTGGATCCCTCTGGACCGATCCCCTCGCGGATGCCCAGCCTGAACAGCTCCTGGCGCATGTCCTCAAAGCCGGCACGACGTGCATCCAACACAGACTCTTCTACTGCTGCTGCAAAGCTAGTGCGCACATCTCGAAAAGCCGAGTATGCCTGGATGATGCGGCGCACGTCTTGCTGCTCCGCAATCTCCATCGCACGCTCCATGAAGCTGTAAGAAGCGTTGGCAGAGTGTGCCTGGATGAGCTCTCGGTACTTAGCAACCGCGGAGCGTGTAGGCCCGGCGATCGATGCGGTCATTTGGTCGCTGGGGTGGATGCCGCCTGCGCCAACCGCTGATACTCGCGCTTGATCTTCCACCCAAACCATGTACCACAGTAATGGCGCAGCACTGCAAATGCAAAGTGCGCAAGCAGCTTGAGGGGAACACTGAACGAGTAACCCCCATAAGGGTTTTTCACCTCGAGGTGAGCCATGCCCAGGCGGGTCGACACCTCGATGCGATCATCGCCCTGCGCGAACACATCCCGCATTTCTTTCATCGCAGCGCCTTCAGCAATGCGCGCTCTCGCGCAGTTTTAGGCTTGTACTTCTGCACATGCACGCGCGCCCCCATTTCTTCCTCAGGACTGTAATTGAGCCAGAGGCGCTCTACGCGCTTGGCGCGGTCGACGAGCTGGGAGTTGCTGGCAGAGACAGGCACCTCAATGTCGATGGTGCGCCATCCACGATACAGCTCTTCGTACAGCGGGCTGTTGTACCCAGAGATGCAAATCTTGGCGCCCTCCATGGTCGCTTCGTTGTGTGCAGCGGCCAGGTCGCGGTGCTGCTCATCAGTCATCTCGCAGGTGTACACATTCTTGTCGATGCGCGAGCTCGTGACGTACGGAGGATCCGAGTAGAAAAACACGCCTGGGCGTGCGTACTGGCGCACAAATGATGCGGCGTCCTGGTGCTCGATCGCAGTGCCTTTGATCCTCGAAACAAACTCCGACAACCCGGCGACTTTGTTTCGCACCATCGTGTGGCTGTCTGAATCGGGCGACAAACAGCGCCAACCAGTTGTGTTGTAATTTCCAGAGAAAGCCTGCGTAGAGATTACGAAAAACCTCCGCGCATCTTCGAGCTGGTCATCTGCCTTTTCTCGGCAGTTGAGGAATTCCTGGCGTGCAAACGGGGACAGCTCGCACTTTTCGATCAGCTGCTGATGGTTGTCTCGCAGCTGAGTGAAGAAGTTGATGAGCCTGTCCTCGAGATCGTTGACCACACAGCTGCGCCAGTTGCCGCGGGGGATTTGAAAGAACATCCCACCGCCACCAAAAAACGGCTCAGCGTACAGCGTGGTCGCCACAAAGTGGGGATAGATCAGGTGCGCCATCGCACCCTTTCCCCCGTAGCGAATGATAGGTGTGTCGCTCATGTTTGAGGGGGCTTCTTGCTCTTACGCGCTGCGCCCTTTACAGAAGGACGCGCCTTAGATGGCTTGACCTTGCCAAGGTCAATCAGCGTTGCGCGCACACTGCCACGCGCCAACTGTCCTGTGTGGATATTGCGTCCCTGCGCATCGTAGTCAGCGGGATTTACGCCCTCCATCTTCGGGGCGCCCTTCTTCTTGCCCGCAGTGGTGCCCTTCAGCCCGCCCTTGCCGGGCTTGGCCCCTACCATCTCAGCCTTCGACTTGCCCGTTCCCTTGCCTTCGTCGGGGCGTCCAGGCCCCTTCGGCTTGTACGTAGTCTGGTTGCGCTGCTGCTCCTTAGCAGCAGCCTTCACAGACTGCTTGAGCTGCATCTCCTTCTTGCGCAGCTCCATGTACTCAGGGGAAGACATCATGGCGATCTTGGCGTGCTGCCTGGCCAGCATCTGTTGGCGCACACCCTCAGGAGAGTTCTTGTGCGCGCGTTCCTTGGCAGCGGCCTCTTCCTTTGCAGCACGCGCAGCGCGCTCCTTGTCACGAGCTGCCTTTTCCGCGTCCTTGTCCTGCTTTCGCTGAGCTTCGCGCTTCTCTCGCTCAGCCTCTTTCTGCGCCTTCTGAGCTGCCCGGCGCTCTTCGCCGGCTTTACGTGCCTCTGCGTTAGCTGCAGCTGCGGCAGCAGCCTTTTCCTGCGCGACCTTGATCTTGGCGTGCTGCTTGTTACGCTCGCGATCGACCTCAGCCTCTTGCGCCTTCGCCTTGATAGTTTCAGCGTTTGGACCGCCGAACATGTGCGCGTTGTCCGCAACATGCCGAAGCTGTGATGCAGTCAGGTGGTGGTGTTCACCACGCTCGACCATCTTGGTCAGCTCGAACGTCTGCTGCTCGTGCTGTGTCTTTTGAGCATGGCGCTGCAAAATGCCGTGGCCGATGTTGTAAAGCGCCATCATGGCGTAGTCGCCACGACGCGCAGCCATCGACATCGAATCGCGCATGTAGCGCGCTCCAACATGGAAGGCCGTAGCCTTCAGCTGAGTCTTTCCGATCAGCTCAGACTCTCGCTGCGCAGCCGCCTTGAAGCTGCCGCCGTGCTCTTGCCGCTTCGCCCATGCCTCCTTGGCATGCCCAGCGGCTGAGAAGAGCAGACCGATCGGGTTGAAGCCTTCCATGCTTGCCAGCCTATCAGAATCGGGTAGATCCGACCACTACACGGTTGGTCGGGTTCGGTGCACGATCGAAAGAAACGTACACCCAGTCAGGGTGCTTGGCAGCAGCGCGCTCCATCTCCGCAGAGTGCGTCTGACACGCATACACAACCGACCACCTCACGAGCCACTTCCCGTCTCGCGCCTTGTGCATGAGCGGAGAGAGCTCGCCCTTGTAGTATTTCACCACAAGCTCAGGGCGTTGGGTAAGCGCATCCTTGAGGCCCACCCAGGAAGTAGCCCGCACCATAGCGAGCTTCCCGCAAGTGCACTTGGCGCCGCCGAATGCGGTAGCTACATGCAAACGCTCAACGTCGTCGGTAGTCAGCATCACTTCACCTTCTTCGTTTTCTTGTCTTGGTGTTGCGCCTTCCATTCCAGCGCAAACGCAATCATCTTTGCAGGGTTGAGCACTCGATAGACCTCAACCTTGCTGGCCATATCGATAGCACAGTCCAGGAGCTTATTGTTGTAAGCATCCTCCAAAAACTTCGTGCTTTGGATATTTGCCCAATCCAGCAGCTGTGCCCTCTCCATCCATCCCTGCTCTGCCGGCGCATTCTGGATGTGACGATGGAAAATCCCGTGTGCGAGCGTGCGGTCGCTTGCAACAGGGGGGCCCATGTAGATGTGGGGCGCGGGCTCATAGACGTTGCGCGGGGCTTCCCGAGTACGCTGCCAAACCAGCTGCCCACGCAAAATCACCCTGGTAGTCATCGATCACTCCTGCGCAGGAACCTCAGGCTCCATGTCCGTCGCTGTGTTGGCCGGGCGCTCTTCAGCAGGCTGGTCCATGGGTTGCGCATTCATGGGATTGGGAGCTGCAGCGCCCATCACGTCCGCTGAACCATTGCTCTGCTGCGCAACTACCTTGTCGATCATCGCCTTCGATGTGGGAAGCTCCGCTGCCAAGAACAAATCAGGGTTTGTTGCCTTGTACTGAGGCAAAGTCATATCACCTCCAGGCAGCGGACCAAGACCGATCGACATGCGATATTCGTTGATGGTAATCAGGCCCTGCATTACTGCTGCGTCCGAGGGCTTTTGCGGAGGCATCGGCTCAGGAACCTCAGCCTCTTCGCCACCGCTCTCCTCTGCTTCTGCAGCCTCTGCCTCCTTCTTCTCGCGCTCCAGCTCCTTCATGATGTGCTGCGGATCCATACCCATGTAACTTGCAAAGTAGTTGATGCAGTCTCGCTTGGAGAGCACCTCACTGTCCTTCGCCGTTGTCGACAAGCGAATGGCCGTCTCAATGTCGGCGAGCGTGGGAGAGAAGTAGCGCCCCCACAGCAGCTTGATGTGGGTACCCCTGCCAGGATGCCTGGGTACCTCGATAATCTCCCCACCCTCTTGGTAGTCGATGCGGTTGGGAAGATTCACATTCTCGAAATACGACATGCCAGACACGGGATCGATCTTGGGCTCGCGCAGCTTGCGCACAGCGCGCAGCAGCTTCTGCATCAGTCGAATGATGGCTTGACCATACTGCACACGCAGCATGTCGGCCTTTTCCAGCATTGCAGAAAACGTGCGCTCAATCTCCGTGGCAGTCTTGTCTCCCTGGTTGTTGAGCATGGCCGACTCAGGGACGCACTGCGCCAAACGATACGCACGCTCCTCGAGCTCCTTGGCCATGTCCATCGCGCTGCGCAGAGACTGACCGCCCAGCTCCAGGTACGAAGCACTTGAGCCAGCGCCCATGATGAGCGCGTTGTCTGTGCCCTTGCGGATCACAGGCGGTACACCCTCGGGATCAGGTGTCGTGATGGAAAGCGTAGGATCGCTGTTGGAAATGGTGCCGTAGTGCGCCTGCGCAATCAGCGCGTCGACTGCGGTTGACAGGCCATACACACCCAAGCAATCAGGATCCCCATCCACACCTTCGCCATTCGGGATGTTTGCCACGTAGACGAAAGGAACGAACCCGAGTCCGTGAGGGCGCCGCTTACGGGGCAGCTTGTGCCATTCCGGCTCCTTGTCGCTGCAAGGCACGTCCTCCCAAACGGTGTCGACAGATCGAGTAACGACTCGTCGGTACCAGTACCACTTGCGCGAGTACGACCGGCTGAAGTCCTCAATCTCCTCTTCATCCGCCTCACCCCTGGGATCCTCTGCACGCATGTGCTTTGGAGCGTCCGTGACGTTCTTTTGGTACTTGTACTGGATCTGAATGTACTTCAGCTCACGCTGGTCGTGATCCATGTATTCCACAGTTGCATATCGAGGATCAACCACTTCGATGACGATGTTGCCATCAACGATCTTGAAGCCGATCGCAACTGCTCCCATGGCGCCGCCCAGGTTTCGAGCGTGCACCATCTTTCCCCAGAAGCCTGTCTCGTCGACAACGGCTTTGAGAAAATCCTCAGTGTCAGGGTCCGCAGGGACGCTCAGCTGAGGGGATCTTCCTGTAGAAAACATCAAACCCGTAAAGCGGTTGATGATCGTGCGCACCAAGCCCACAGGCGCTGTAGGGATTCGCTGGTCGAGAGGTGTCGAAGCCCCATCTTCCGTAAATCCCTGCGGCAGCTGGTTTGGCCGGTTGATCTGCGAGATCGAGAGCGCCTGCTCCCCGTTCCACTTCCACTTGCGATTTGCGTACTCTTCTACACGCCAGAACGAATAGAAAAACTGCAGACGAGCAAGGCGCTCGTCTGGTGTTTCCTCTTCATCCTTGACAAATTCCTCTTTGGTCCCGTGCTGCACAGGCCCATTCACTGCGTTCCAGGTATCACGCGAGCCGTAGCCCGACAGAGGGTGTGTAGCCATTGTTGTAGCCCCATCCTACCTTAGCGCGGGCGCAAGTGCAGCCGGCCCACACGAACCTTGCTCTTCTTGGCCGGCTCGAGCCGCATGCCCTCACGGCAGATCCACATCGCCATCAGACCGTCAGGCGTGTGCTTGCCGCGCTGGTAAGAGCGCATAGCGTCCAAGAGCCATCGCATGGCGGGTTCACACCCATCAGGTGTTCCGTCAGACGATGGAAAGATCCACTGGTCTGAGGCAATCTCGTTTGCGAGCGACTCAACGCCGTAGGTGGGATCATGCTTCTTTTTGCCGGTAGTCTCGAAACCAACAACGGGGATCTTGTTGTTCTGCGCCGACAGAATATCCAGCAGAAACTGCTGAGCTCCGTTGTTTTCTACGAGTACCGTCCCACCAAACGCATTGTACTGGTCGCAAATGTTGTCCGCGATTTCCTTCGCTGTCCACACTCCGTATTTCACAGAAATCACCTGGCGCCGCTTGTCCGGGTGTAGAATCGCTGTGACGATCACGGTGGGGTCGCTCCCCTTCGACTGACGCACACCCAGGTCAACCCCGGTGTAAACGAGCCCAGAGGGGAACGCCGCAGGCAACGTGGACATCAGCGACTTGCCTTCGCCGGCAGCGCAGCACCCAGAAATCCAGTCTTCCTTGAAGAGCGCAGAGGCCTCATCCCTAGCCTCGCACATATAGATTTGTGCAAAGCGCAGCGGCCCCTGGTCGATCTTGATCTGCTCAATAACCGAACGCGGAAACCTGCCTGGCAAGAGCGGCTCCCCATCTTCATTGATCACAGGGAACTTGCGCGCGACGTATCCAGGCTTGCGAGAAAGCTTGTGCAGAATGTCGTCGTCCGCCCAGACGTTCCCGATGGCGCCGATCCTGCCACCTGTGGGGTTGAGTCGAGACAGCGCGCTGCGCTCAATCCACGTCATAGCCTGAGCCTTTGCATGCGGGGTGCTGACGCTATCGGGTCCGTCAACGTCATCCAGGATAATCTCATCGGCGCGCATGCCCATGATGCTCCCATGGAGACCCACGGCGACAACAGAGGGTGTTTTGCGAATGACCGGGCGATGCACTTCAAAGCTGTGCTCCGACCATTTCCTTCCAGGCTTGAGATGTGGGAAAACCTCATGTAGCTCAGGAGAATCTTCAATGTACCTCTTGAGCGCACCGATGATGCGCGTAGCAGCTTCTCGCGTGTTCGAGACGATCAGAATAGTCTTGTTGACATCGTTGCCGAGCAGCCAGAGCGTGCGCCCGATGCTGATCTGGTTGGTGTTGTGGGAGAGGATTCCACCACTGATGTAGCAGTGGCTCTCATCGTGAACAGGTAGAGCATACGTCTGCCGGGGAGTGGGATCGCGCCAGATGTTGTGCACAGCCACAAAACGCACAGCCGCTTGTTCAGGAACAGCGCGCTTTCCTGGCCAGATGCGATCGATCGTTGCCTGATCGTTGATCGCTACGAACACATCCTCAGGAACACGAGGAATAACCTTTCGCACAGACACTGCGCGACGCGCCCGCCACAAAGGCTGTGTCACCATCCTCGCCGTGCTCTTGCACGAAGAAATGCAGAGATCCAAGCCTGCTTCCATCGCAAGCTTGCGCAGCTGCCGCACAACTGCGTGAGCTGAAACCACCGTGGCAACCCGCATCGCGTGCGCCTGATTCGACTTGACACCTTTCTGAAAGGCAGTCTTGTTTCCGCTGAACAACCCGCGGAAAAACATCCGAATCAGATCAGGAGAGCTGTTGCGCACCTTCGCAGGTACGCGCGTGCGATTGTCGGCAAACACCCCAAGCTTTCGCGCCAGTGTCAGCGGCGCGTGCTTGTAGTTTGGGTGCTTGTTGTCTGGAGAAATGATCATCAGTCCGTTGATGATCTGCTTGCGCAGCCCGAAGCGCTCCAGGTTATCCCCAGTCTCAGCCCACTCCGTCTCCTCTGGGGCATACCGCAGCATGCTTCCCCGCGGCACGTTCTCCTTGAGAATCGCGTTGTGGAAAGAGGAAATGGGATTGTCCCTGTGCAGAGTTTCAGCCATCTCGTCAGGCAGCTGAGCGGTCATCAGGAACCCAGCCATCCAGGCCTCATGGGGCAGCAGATCCTGCACGGCCTTGTGGGGCGCAGGGTCGTTGGCTAGCACCATCAACCGCTGCCCGAGCTGCAGCACCCCGATGGGAGTCCATCCCTGGCCCTCGACATAGACTGGGTGGTTGGCAGTGCCCCGCAGCTTCATCCCGTTGGCGAGGTCGATCGTGTAAACGTGCGTCTTGGTGTCGAGCTGCACAGGCCCTGCCTCGACGACTTTGTACGACAGCTGCGCGGGATCAAAAGTGAGAATGTGTGTTCTCTCTTTGATGTCCATGAGCCGCACCTCCTTGCCGCTGGCCAGGAGAATGCGCTCCGTACCTGTCTGGCA